AAAAACATTTTTAAAAGAGTTTGACGATAAGTATTCTAAAAATACAGTTGTATGTAATGAAATGAGCAACATCATAAAACCGCACATTAGAACGAGTGGTTTTTTAATAGATAAAAATTTAAGCAAAAAATTAAAGTTTGAAGTTGACCCAATTACAACAAAAGACGATTGCTGGAATTTTGAACACCGAACTGCGCACTCATTTTTAGAACAATGCAAGCGTAATAACTATGAAGTAAAAACAGTATCGCATATTTGGTGCGCTCCGATTTGGGATAGCGGACACCACCAACACACGAAAAGAATTTTAGAATACGAAACAAACTTTTATGAAGCTATCTAAATTAAAACCTAATCCAAATAACCCCAGAATAATTAAAGACGATAAGTTTAAAAAACTTGTTAATTCTATTAATGATTTCCCCAAAATGCTTTTTATACGTCCTATCGTTGTTGATGAAAACTTTATTGTGCAAGGTGGCAATATGCGATTAAAGGCATTACAGGAAATAGGGTTTAAAGATATTCCAGACGAATGGGTAAAACAAGTTAGCGATCTTAACGAAGATGAAAAGAAACAATTTATTATAAAAGATAACGTTGGATTTGGCGAGTGGGATTGGGACGATTTGGCGAATAATTGGGACGCGGAACAATTAACGGAGTGGGGTTTAGATATACCAAATTTTGAGCCATCTCAAACCGTCGATATAGAAGGCGAAGAAAAACAAAGTTTTAAAATAGAAGTTATTTGCAAAGATTTAGAGGAACAGGAAAAGAGTTATATTGCGCTAATTGAGAATTATGAATGTCGTAAACTATGAAGCCACACGTTAGAACATACCTAAACCATTTCGGCTTTGACCAAACAGATTTTACGCCGTGCGAAGTTTGTGAATCAAAGGCGGTTGATATACATCACATACACGCACGCGGAATGGGTGGCTCAAAGAAAGCGGATAACATCGAAAACTTAATGGCGCTTTGTAGAAACTGCCATATTGAATACGGCGATAAGAAACAACATATTCATTTTTTAACCCAAATACACAAAGACAAATGCAACTCACTTTAAAACATTACAACATCACAGCCACTATTGATATGCCTAACGATGTATCTTTAGACGAAGTATTTGACCAATTTAATGCTTTGCTAATATCGGCAACGTTCCAACAGGAAACTATAAACCGATGGATTATAGAGAAAGCCGATGAATTAAACAATGTTTAAAAATAGCACAAAAAAAGCACAATGGCAAAGGCAGACATAGTTAAACACCAATTCAAAAAAGGCGAGGTTGCAAATCCAAACGGACGTCCGCGTAAGTACGTTTCAATCTTAAAAGATAGCGGTTATAAGTTGAGCGAAATCAACGACACTATTCAAAATATGATGGCTATGGATTTAACCGAACTCGGCGAAGTGTTTAAGAATCCTAAAGGCACGATATTAGAAAAGACGATCGCAAACGCTATGCGCAAATCACTCGAGAAGGGCTCATTATATTCGCTGGAAACATTATTGACGCGTGTGTATGGCAAGCCAAAAGAAACGAGCGCAATAACTACGGACGGCAAAATAGAGTTTATTGTAACAAAAGGGAAAACAATTTTATAATTTAAAACATAAAAAATGAAAGTAATTAAAAATTTATTGGGTATGGCGTTTAGTATCGGATTGATAAATCCCGTATTTTTTCCCGATAATCAATATTGGTTTCAAGGCTTTGCCGGTATGTTGGCTGCCTTCATTGGATCAGGATTAATCTTTGGGTTTAAGGATTATGCAATAGGGCCACGAGACATAGGAAATGTCGGTATAATGCCTAAAATTAATCAATCTTGGATGTTCTTTTTTATTGGGGCTGTTGCTAATTTATTATGGGCAACATTATACGTTTAAGATGAAACTACAATATAAATTACTAATTGTTTTTTTTACTGCATTAGCACTTGAATTAAACAGCATTGCAGGTTTTCATTATCTTATGCATAAGAATTGGACAGGTATGTTTCTAATGGCATTTGTTAATCCATTAATGACATTGCCGATGAATCATTTTAGCATTGAATGTAAATCATTTAAAGAAAGATTATACATTGCAATTGCATTTGCATTAGGATTTGGAATTGGAGTAATAACAATTAGACCATTTATAATATAATGCCAATAGATAAACAATACCATTTTATTGCGGGGTTTCTAATATTCTTAATTGCTCAATTATTTGTATCGGATTTGTGGGCAATGGTTGTAGTTATAGCAATAGGAACTTTAAAAGAGGTTTGGGATTATGTAAGCCATAAAGGCACTCCAGAAATAGACGATTTATTATTTACTATCTACGGCGCATTACCTATTTTTATAATAAATTTATTACTTGCAAATACCAATTCCTGAGTTACACATTAACCAACAAAAGATTTTCGACTGCGAATCGCGGTTTCGTGTTGTTATGTGTGGGCGAAGGTTTGGAAAATCGGAACTCGCGCAACTTGAAATAATATTTGAAGCGATTAAAGGAAATAGCGTTGCATACATTACACCCACCTACCAACTAGCAAAAACCTTTTTTAATAAGCTAGTAAAAACAATACCTTTCGAAAATAACAAATCGGATTTAACGATATCGTTTCCGAACGATGGCAACGTAATGTTTTTTACAGGCGAACGCCTGGATAATTTAAGAGGGCGTAAATTTAATTTAGTAATAATCGATGAGGCTTCATTTATCCCAAATTTAGAAGACGGATGGCTAAATTCAATCCGACCTACCTTAACCGATTACAAAGGTCGTGCGCTGTTTGTATCAACTCCAAAAGGTAAGAATTATTTTTACTCACTATTTATGAAATCGGATGGCATCGATTGGCAATCGTTTAAATTTAGTACATACGATAATCCTTACATTGATAGGACAGAAATAGACGACGCGCGGACACAATTACCATCCGCAGTATTCGAACAAGAATACATGGCGAACGCAATGGAAAACGCATCTAATCCGTTTGGCAATCAGCACATAATCGACTGCGTGCGACCATTAAGCGTTTTACCTGTGGCGTATTATGGAATAGATTTGGCAAAGTCCTTTGATTATACGGTTATTATTGGACTCGATGCAAACGGACACGTCGCACATTATGAGCGATTTCAGAAAGATTGGGCGCAAACCAAAGAAACGATTTTAAGGCTTGATAAAAGCAAACCTGTTGTAATTGATAGCACAGGCGTAGGCGATGCCATTACTGAAGATTTACAACGGCATTTTAACGCTATGCACGGGTTTAAATATACATCGTCAAGCAAGCAACAATTAATGGAAGCTTTGGCTTCATCAATTCACAAACGCGAGATATTTTATCCAGATAACGAAATTAAAAGCGAGTTGGAGATATTTGAATATCAATACACCGCAACGGGTGTAAGGTATAACGCGCCAACGGGATTTCACGACGATTGCGTTAATGCTTTAGCTTTAGCGAACAAATGCAAAAATAATTATAAACACGCTGGGGTTTACCGCTTCATCTAATTTTTTCAAAAAAATCTATATTATATTATGAAGGTAACAATTTCAAAGTTTCAAGAGTTATACAAGATTAGCTTAATGGATATTAACGAGGCTGAAAAGTCGGCTTTGTTGGTACAAGAATTTACAGGGTTGAGCGATGCACAGGTAGACAAGATGCCTTTAAAAAAGTTTAATAAGTTATGCAAAACTATTAACGAAAAGTTTGAAAAGTACGGCAAAGAATTAGACGAAAAGAAACCGCAAAAATATGTAGCGGTTAAAGGGCGTTTGTATTTGTTGGAATATGATTTAGCCAAGCCACCAATGAACGCGGGGCGGTATGTTGAATTAGCGACGTATAGCGACGATATAATAGGCAACCTTCACAAGATTATGGCGACGATGTGCACGCCTTTAAAATTGACTATAAAGGGCTTAAAACGCAAAGAAAAGAATCATAGACAAGTTGCCGACGATATGTTGGATATTGATTTTGAAGTTGCGTACCATTCGGCGGTTTTTTTTTATGCAGTTTTCAGCAAATCAATTCAAGCTTCGGCTTCTTATTTCAAAACAATAGCAACGGACACGGCGAAGGTGGAGCAGGTGCTGACGAATTTAGCCGAGTTTACGGATGGCTTTATAACTGCAAAATGGTATCAGAATTTGAAGGTATTAGCATAAACGAGGCGTGGGATTTACCTGTGTTTCAGTTTCTAAACGATTTGAGTTATTTGAAAATGAAACGCGAAATTGATAACGAACAAGAGAAAAAACTATTAAAGAAATATGCCAGTTAATATAACACAATCGCAAAAGATAAATTTAAATAACGGATTTGTCGGTAGTGTTGGCAGTTTTGATTTTAAGGAAGTTTCAAATGAAATAAACACTTTGTTAATTGATCGTGCTGAAATATTTAAAGATGAATGGTTAAATCAATTAAATAGTAAAAAAATTATTGCGTCTGGCAATATTGAAAATGTGGATTATGAAATCGTGCAAACAGGAAGCTCGGCAACTTTAAATATCAGTTTTGCTTATTACGCGAAGTTTGTTGATGAAGGTGTTAAGGGTGTTATAAGTTCTAAAAATGCGCCTAATAGTCCGTATAAGTTTAAGAACACTTATACAATGAGTCCAGATGGGCGCAAATCAATTGCAAATTGGTTGCGTAGTGGAAAAGCAAAAGTTAGAACAACTGATGTTAAAAAATATGGGGCTAAAGGCATTGAGCGTAAGTTTAAAAAGATTAGTGATTTTGATAGAAGCTTAAACACATTGATTTATAACATAAAGGCATACGGTATTAAAAAGCGCAATTTTATCGAGCCAACAATTAAAAAAAGTTTAGAAGGCTTTGAAAAGGAATTAGGCGAAGCGATAGGCAAAACAATAACAATTAATATTTTTAAATGAGTATAACATTAATAAACCCATCGGGATATCCATCCGCTCAAGATAATCTTTGGAGTATTGCTTATAGTAGCAATTCGGGACAAGTAGATTTTAAATATGTTTTTGACGTATTTGTTGATGGCGTGCAATTGGTACGAACAAAAGTATTTCCTGAGCCTTCAAATGGTCGCGGTTACTTTGATGCAATGCCGATAGTATCAAATGAAATTACTTATGGGTGGTTTGCGCCAAAGGATT